GTGGTCAGACTTATTTGTTTACTTTACTTGTGAGGTTCTAATGGTTGCAAGAACACTTCGTGATTTACCAAAAGATTTAGATAAACAAATATCTAGAGATTTTAATGCTCTTATAAAAAAAGTACATAGAACATTATCAACAAAAAAACATAGTCCTGTTTATACAGGATTTTTTGCTTCTAGTTGGGTGGCACAAGGAAGTCCTGTAAAACCTAGAGATGCTATTGAAAAGTTTTCTCCATGGTCTAGTATAAAACAACAGGCTACAGCAGAATTTCTTAAAAATCGTACTGCTAATGCAGCAAACAAATCTACTGGTTATTACAATGTAAACCCTATAATAAAACCTAGATTTCCTGTAAAAAGAGCATTTAATTATAGAAGATCAGTTTTTATTGGTAACAGAGTTGAATATTCTATCTATGCTTTAGAAGGTGGTAAATTACAAATGTTTATCCAAGGCTCTTTAGGAAAAATGATAAGTCAAACTATGACAGATAAAGGTAAATTATTTCTTGGAGGTAGTACAACATTTAATAATTCACCTGCATCTACTAAAACTCAAAGAAATGTAGGTATTAGATACACTGAATTTTAATTATGACTTTAGTAAATACAAGAGCAGCATTTGAAAAAGCAGTTACCGATTCAGTAACTGATGCAGATCCTACTGTTTTGATGGTTTATGATAATGTGCATTTTACAAATCCTGGAAAGACAAAAAAGTATATTCTAATGTCTGTAGATTTTGAACAATCAACAATACAGAATCAAGGTGCAGCTTCAGATTACTATTCTGGTGTTATTCAATGTAATGTGTATGTTCCTAAGTCAAAAGGCACATCAATATTGTCTAGTATTTGTGAGTCTGTAATAGATGGCTTAACTTCTGTTAATACTTCTACTTATGTTGATACATTTAGCTGTTCGCCAAAAGTTCGTGATATCAATGGTCCTACTCCGTTAGAAATTGAAGATAGGAGTCACTTTGTAGGTATAATATCTTGCCAATTTACGGCTAATGCCTAGTATAATATAAGAACTTTAAATAATTGTATGGAAGCTATTGAACTTCTTAAAAATAAATTTGGTGTAAGCCAAAAATATTTATATGAATTAAAAGATGGAAATGAAACAATTCTAGAAATATATTGGCATCCATTAACTATTGCAGAAAGAGAATCAATTGTTGCAAGATCTGGAGACACTGCCTCTGGTGATGAGTTTGCATTAAATTTAATGATTACAAAAGCATTAGATAAAGATGGTAAAAGATTATTTCAAGATGGTCATAAAGCATCACTAAGAAGAGAAATCAATGCAGGAGTTTTACAAGATATTCAATTAGCAATGTTAAATTCTGGCGATATTTATAAATTGGAGGAAGCGAAAGCAACTTTAAAAAGCTAAAAATGATTGGTTTTTTATGTTTTTTTTAGCAACAGAGCTAGGAATGACTATAAAAGAATTATCTAACAAATTAACTCAAGA